ACTAGTCCAACTAGTGATAACCTTCAAGATTATTTTAGAAATATAGATCGATTAGGTGCTGAGGCTAGGGCTGCAGGCGAAGATATTGGTTTGCGAGCTAATCGAGAGATTGGTGCAAGAATTGCCGTAGAACGTACACAAGCCAAACAAGCAGCAGAAAAAACTTCACAAGAAGAAGCACAAGCACGAATTAACACTGCTCTTGAATTAGGACAAAGAGGAGGAACTTCCACTTCTGCTTCTGAAGAACCAGCTCCTCCATCTCTACTTGCTAGACCGGATCAGCCAACACAACAACAAAAGCCTCTTACCTCTGCTCAACTTGTTAGTAGAGGTGTACAACGAGAACGAGCTTTAAGGAATGCTGGAATAGATCCTGCTACGGCTACGGATCAGGATATTGCTACTGCAGACGCTGCAATAGAGAGTCAAAAAGTAACGCAAAAAGAGACAACCGCAAAAGCAATAGAAGTATCAAGACAAAGAATGAAAGACACGGGTAAGAGCGGAACCGTAACCACAGCTAGTGGAGAAAAAATCGACGTTGGTGCTCTATTAGGTACTGATGTTAAGGCACTACAAACCCCACAAGATATTGCTAATTACCAAAGAAAAGTACGGGAAGTTTCTGGTTTTTTTGGTAAACAAGAAGCAGCTGGGCGCGAAGAAGCCAGACAACAACAAGCAGAAAAAAATAGAGCAACACGATTGCAAAACATTTCAGCCACTGCTTTACAAGCAGAATTACAAAAAGATCCGTCTTCAGCTTTAAAACAACAAGCGTGGCAAGATTATCTTGCTGCTAAAAGCGGAAAACCAGAACAAGCAGAAGAATCAGAACCAAGCGTTTCGGCTCCTGCTATTGCCCCACAAACAGGACAATTTGGTGGTGGGCAAACTCCAAGTGTTACACAACCTAAACCTTACAGTACACCACCAGCTACAACACCTAAAGGAACTACTGAAGGAACTCCTACCAGTGCAGACGTGCACGGTGGTATTCAAGTGGCTTCTACTAAACCCGATGCTGCAGTACGTTCTGTTGACGGTGTAATCAAACCACAATTATACGCCGCTGCACCTGAAGAATCTGGAAAACGTAAACCACGTTTAACCGCAAAAAAAAGCACGGGGGCGGGTGTTCAACAAGTTATGACCGAAGCAAATAGATTTGAACGAGGAGAACTGGTTCAATTACTAGAAAATAAAAAAATAAACAAATTTTTAACACAATTAGGTGGAAGTAAGTTTAAAATACCTGCAGATGCTGTAGGAAAATTAAGAGCTTTAACGTCTCTTTACACCAAGCCACCAGAGGACAGAGTGGTGTATTTACCCGGACAAGCCGCGTGGTCTAAAGGCAAGGGCGTAAGACTGGCTGCAGCTTTAATGAAACAACCCCTAGTATTAGGTGGAATTGCGGCAGCTGCTTTGGGGCCTCAAAGCGTATTATCTGGTGGTGCAGGCCGATGGGCGTTATCAAAAGCCCAACAACTTGCGTATCGAGCCGGAAAACGCGGATTAAGCAGAGGTATTGGTCAAGTAGGTGAATTTTTAGGTATTGGAAACGAAGCTTCAGAAGCTAAAAAAGCTATAGCAGTAGCTTCAATTATGGGAGATCCTAGAGTTGTAAATCAAGTGTCTCCAGACGACGTTTTAAACTATGTAAGTGGAAGAAAAAAGAAAAAAAAGAAAGACGAAGAAAATAGTACTATTTAATTTCAAAATATTTAAATGTATAAATAACTCAGTATTAGGGGAAAAATATGGCAGAACAAAAACAACAAAAAATGGCGTATCCTACATTGATTGATGCAAGAACTTACACCAAAGATGCAACCGGAAAGGGCATCTTTCTAGGTACAGAACAACCCGTTCACGATGCTTCAGAAAACATGAGCAAACTAGGCCCTGGCGTTGCACCCAAGGAAGAGCCTGCTCCACTAGGTGGTGGAAAGTTTGTTATGGCTGAACAAATTGAAGGACTCTTTTCAGGAGAAAATCTTAGCGAAGAATTCAAGAGCAAAGCTGCTGTTGTGTTCGAAGCTGCTCTAAACGAAAAGGTCACCGAGATTCGTGAACAACTAATCAAAGAAGGTGCTGAAGTAATTCAAACCGAAATCAACACTGCAGTTGAAGGTCTTGCTGCTCGTTTAGACGAGTACCTGAACTACGTTGTAGAAGAGTGGATGAAGGAAAACAAGCTAGCTGTAGAATCCGGTATTCGTACCGAAGTTGCAGAAAGCTTTATGGCTGGTCTCAAGGGTCTCTTTGAGAGCCACTACATTGAAGTTCCTGAGTCCAAGCACGACGTTCTGGAAGACCTGTTCAACGAAAATCAACAACTAGAAGCTGCTCTAAACGAACAACTTCAAGAAAACATCAACTTTAAGAACGAAATCGTTCGCGGTCAGGCTCGTTCGGCTTTCTTAGAAGCCACTGCTGATCTTACTCGTGTAGACGCAGAACGTCTAGCATCACTGGCTGAAAGCATTGATTTCAGCGATGCAGACGAGTTTAAGAGCAAGATTACCATTCTTAAAGAAAACTACCTTAAGGCTGCTCCCACTGTTTCACAAGAAACCGAAACCGCTGGAGTCCTTAACGAAAACGTAACTTCAACCGATCCTGTTGCAGGCAGTGCTGATCCAATGTCTGTATACATGAATACACTGTCTCGTCAGATGAAAAAACTTTAAAGTCTAAATAACTACAACTCAAGGAGAAACTAACATGTCAATGGACTTTTCACAAAACACACCCTACGATACTCTCGTAGAAAAATGGAACCCTCTTCTACAACACGAGGCCCTTCCTGATATTGGCGATTCGTATCGCAAGAAAGTAACTGCTGTTCTACTAGAAAACCAAGAAAAAGCCCTTCGTGAGCAATACCTCACCGAATACGGCAACCAAATGGGTGGTGGCTTCAACGTAAGCAACACCACCATTTCCACCGGAGCTGGTCTTGGTGGTGGTAACCTTGCTGGTTACGATCCAATCTTAATCAGCCTGGTTCGTCGCGCCATGCCAAACCTAATGGCCTACGATCTAGCTGGTGTTCAACCCATGAGTGCCCCAACCGGCCTTATCTTTGCTATGCGTAGCCGTTACGACACTAACAGCGCACAACAACTACTAAGCGGTAGCCGCACTCGTGAAGCTCTCTTCCAAGAAGCTTTTGCTCAGTTCGGTGGTTCAGGTGGTACTGCTACTGGTGCAGCATTCTCTGCAACCGGTGGCGTGTCTCCCGTAGGTAGCGGCGCAACCGCTATTAACACTGCTGGTCAAGGCGGTATTCGTTCAGGCGCATTTAGCGATGCTAGCTTTAACGATTTCCGCGCAATGCTTACCAACACTGGCGAACAACTAGGTGTTGCTAATGGTCGTGACTTCGCTCAAATGTCGTTCAGTATTGAACGCGTTGCTGTAGAAGCCAAGACTCGTGCTCTAAAGGCTGAGTACACCACCGAACTAGCTCAAGACCTCAAAGCTGTACACGGTCTCGACGCTGAGAGCGAACTTGCTAATATCCTTAGCACTGAAATTCTCAACGAAATCAACCGTGAGCTAATTCAAACCATCTATCGCGTAGCCAAGACCGGTTGCACTCAAACCGATCTAAGCAACTCTGCTAACGGTGGTATCTACGATCTTAACGTAGACTCAGACGGTCGTTGGAGTGCCGAGCGTTTCCGTGGTCTCATGTTCCAAATCGAGCGTGAAGCCAACGTGATCGCCAAGGAAACTCGTCGTGGTAAGGGCAACTTCATCGTCTGCTCGTCAGACGTTGCTTCGGCTCTCGCCATGGGTGGCTTCCTTAACCTCACCCCAGCCCTACAACCTCAACTAGAAGTTGACGATACCGGCAATACCTTTGCTGGTATTCTCAACGGCAAGTTCAAGGTCTACATCGATCCATACGCTGCTCTAGGCGTTAACTTCGTAACTGTAGGCTATCGTGGAGCCAGCCCATACGACGCTGGTCTCTTCTACTGCCCATACGTTCCTCTACAAATGGTACGTTCAGTTGGTGAGAACACTTTCCAACCCAAGATCGGATTCAAGACCCGCTACGGCATGGTCGCCAATCCATTCTCGGAAAGCATGGATCTTCTCACTGGTGGTGGCAAGGACAGCGGAAACGTTTACTACCGTATCTTCCGCGTTGATAACCTCCACGGCAATACCGGTTTCGGTCTCTGATCTAAACCGTAACTAAAACTAACGCTAAGGGCTCCCCGTAAAAAGGGAGCCCTTTTCGTTTTCATAAATACTTGTATGGCAGGATACACCGGAACACACAATCCATTACTAGCTAATTATTTTGAGTTTACTTTAGACCGCGTTCCAAATATGGTCTATTTTTGTCAAACCGCAAATCTACCAGGATTGTATACTGAATCAGATGTTCAACCAACATCATTAGGATATCCTGTTACTGTGCCTACAGGAAACTATAAATTTGAAAATTTACAGTTAACGTTTAAAGTTGACGAAGATTTAAGAAACTGGTTAGAAATATTTAACTGGATGAAGGGGCTAGGTAACTTTGGAGAAGCGTGCTCTGCGTATCCGTATTCCAGTAGTAGTGCAGGAAGCACAACAAAAACAGATTCTAACGCCATGTTGATACTAACAAACAGCACGTACAAACCAAAAATTAGAGTTAAATTTAATCACGTATTTCCGGTAAGTTTATCCGGAATTGCGTTCTCTACAATTCTGCCAGAATCGGTGGAAGTTGTTGCTACTGTTGAGTTTGCGTTCTCTGGTTACAGTATAGAAAGACTTTAAAACACTTGATTTATTAATAATTTATGGTATAATATATTATGACTTTTGATGAACTTAAAAACATGATTAAACAAGATTTAAAGATTGATGAAACGGCTTTAGATCGTGAATCTGCCAACACTCCTCAACTACACAATAAATATCTAACATTTTATATGGACGAAAAGCTTCGTTTAAAGAAACTTCAAAACGAACAAGCTGTTCTGCGTCGCAATAAATGGTTATATTATACTGGAAGAATGAGCGAAGAAGAACTACAACAACTAGGGTGGGAACCGTTCCAATTAAACGTGCTAAAAACTGAAGCAGACGAACTGATAACATCAGATTCAGAATGGATAAAATTAGACGAACGTGTAAATTTTCAACAAGAAAAAGTAGAATATTTAGAAAATATAGTTAAAATTATAAACAACCGACAGTGGCAGATACGCGCCATGATAGATTGGATTAAATTTACCCAAGGAGTGTAATGGTAGATATAAAGATCACACAACCCGATTCGGTGTTCATCAAAGTAGAGTGTGATCGCTCCTTGGCTAAAGAATTAAACAGCTATTTTACGTTTACTGTTCCTAATTTTCAGTATACACCAGCATTTAAAAAGCGATTATGGGACGGGAAAATACGTTTATTTAATCTGTACACTCAAACTATTTTTGCAGGTTTAACTGATTTAGTTATTAAATTTGCCAAAGATCGTGGATACACTTGGGAAAAAGAACTAATTCCGTATAGTTCTCCAGCAAATCAAGACGTTAAAACGTTTATAGACCAGTTAAAAATTACTGCTGGGGGGAAAGAAGTCAAACCATACGATTATCAAGTAGAGGCCGTACAACACGTCCTGAGCCATTCTAGAGCCCTTCTGGTGTCTCCTACAGGATCAGGCAAATCGTTAATGATCTACCTCCTGTGTCGTTGGATATTAGATCAACATTCAACTGGAAAAATACTAATTGTAGTACCTACCACCAGTCTGGTGGCTCAGATGTTGGCGGACTTTCGTGAATACTCCAAACGCGATACTTGGAAAGCGGATAGAAATATCCACACTGTAATGTCTGGTAAAGATAAAACTTCTACCAAACGAATAATTATTTCTACATGGCAGAGTATTTACAATCAACCATACGAATATTTTGATGATTTTATTGGTGTATTTGGGGATGAGTGTCATTTATTTAAAGCCAAATCACTAACTTCTATCATGTCTAAAGCCAAAAAAACCGTATACAGAGTAGGAACAACCGGTACTTTGGACGGAACACAAACGCACAAATTGGTTATTGAGGGATTATTTGGACAAACGTATCATACCACTACCACAAAAAAATTAATAGATCAAGATTTATTATCACAAATCAGTATTGATTGTTTACAACTACAATACTCACCCGAAGACATTCAAACCACTAAAAAAATGATTTATGTGGATGAAATTCGTTGGGTTGTTGGTAATTCACGGCGAAACACATTTATTAAAAATTTATGTAACAAACTATCAGGAAATACTTTAGTCTTGTTTAACTTTGTTGAGTTACAAGGTAAACCTCTATACGAATTAATACAATCTAATACAGAAAAATCTGTTTACTTTATTCATGGTGCTACAGAAGTAGAAGAACGTGAACAAATTCGCAAAGTTATGGATAAAGAATCAAATTCTATTCTTATTGCTTCTTACGGAACCTGTTCTACAGGCATAAATATAAGAAACATACACAATATTATTTTCGCATCTCCGTCTAAATCTGTAATTCGTGTTCTACAGTCTATAGGTAGAGGTTTGCGTAAAAGCGAAACAAAAATGCAAATGAAACTGATTGATATTGCTGATGATCTTAGATATAAAAGTCACGTCAATCACGGCATGAATCATCTACGAGAACGTTTAAAAATATATACTAATGAAGGATTTCCTTACAAGCTATTATCTGTACAATTACCAAAGGAGACACATGAAAAAATACAAAATCATCAAACTGAAATCGGGTGAAGATATTATTGGAACTGTCCGAACAAGTAAGGATGAAACTGTAAAGATTTATCATCCTATGGTATTCAAAAGCGTAGTTCAATCCGATTTATTTGGTGGATTGAAAGAATTACTAATGCTTAAAGACTGGTTAATGCTTTCGGACGATAAATTTGCAGTAATCAATAAAGACGCTATTAACACTATAATTACAGCATCTCCTGACGCTACCACTTTATACGAAATAGAAAAAGAGAAAAATAATTCTGGCAAACTACCAAAACCTAAAGCAAAAAGAATAGAAAAAAGTGGAGAAACCGGTCCTCATGATGGATTAGATCCGTTTGATATAATCGACAAACACATCAAAGAATTACTCGAAAAGAGTGATAAAATGTACGAAGAAGAATCTAACGTAAAAGATCTTGCAAAACGTAAGCCAGATGATAAAATGATATTTATGAACATGATCTTTTCACCCAACGTGTTAGTTGAATTACTTCGAACAGGGATTCTTGATCGAAAAGAATTTGGTGAAATGATTAATGAAGTTACCAATAGTAATGGCGAAGGAATGAATCCTCAAAAGTACACTGGTAATAAGAAGGATAAAAAGGATTTTGGTAATAGCTGGACGGACTGGCATCCAGATCCCCACTCGGATGAGTATAAGTAAATATTCTTTATTTAACTCAGACAAAATATTATAACAGGAATTTTATATCATGTCAAGTGAAAAACCTAAAAAAGGTAAAAAATTAAAAACAAACGACGAACATTACGTAGATAATAAAAAGTTTTTAGATGAAATGGTAAAATGGAAAAAAGAAATACGAGAAGCAGAAGAAAGTGGTGATGATCGGCCTCCTGTTTCAAATTTTATAGGAGAATGTTTCTTAAAAATAGCTGAACGATTATGTTCCAAATCCAATTTTACAAAATATTCGTATAAAGATGAAATGATAGGTGATGCTATAGAAAATTGTTTGATGTACGCTCACAATTTTAATCCACGCAAATCTAAAAATCCATTTTCATATTTTACTCAAATAATTTATTATGCCTTTCTCCGTCGAATAGAAAGAGAAAAAAAGCAAGCGTATGTAAAATTTAAGTTGACAGAAGAGATGGATGATGGTACACTACACAAGTGGTTTAAAGAAAACTACTTTGAAAAGGACAACGAGCGTCAAGCTTTAGGTGAATTATTTCAAATATCTGAAAACGATATTCAAAAATACGAACCAAAGAAGCGCAAGAAACGTCGTAAGAAAACATGAAAATTGCAGTTATCGGTGATACCCATTTTGGAGCTCGTGGAGATGCTCCTCTATTCTTAAATCATTTTCTTAAGTTCTTTGAAGAACAGTTTTTTCCTTATATCAAGGAAAACGGCATTACTAAAGTTCTTCACTTAGGCGATCTGTTTGATCGCCGTAAGTTTGTTAATTTCAATACTCTTCACCACACTAAGAAAAGATTTATTGATTGGTTTGACCAAAACGGAGTAGAACTTCACTGCATTCTTGGTAATCACGATGTATTTTACAAGAACACAAATCGACTAAACTCTCCTAAAGAAGTGCTGGCAGAGTGTCATCCTTCGTTTCATCTATACGAGGA